AAAAATCCAAGAACTATAAGAAGAAGTCCAAAAAGTCCCGGAAGACGAAGTCTAGGAGACACTAAAATGAAATATTCGCATTATATTGTATAATACAGTTTATTGCACAATGCCGCTAACATACATGCAATGCCGGGACACCAAATGCACTCCCAATAAAGTAATGGAAAAGGAACGCGCGGCTTACATGCAAACACTGAAACGCAAGTGTTCGCTGGCGGCGGTAAAGAATTATCCATCCAATCAAGCCATTCAGGCTCACTCTGCATGCGCAGCGAAGCATTACAATGGGTCGCGTTTAAAACCGATGGACGACAAACAGGCCAAGTGCTCAAAAAAGAATTGCGACCACTTGATTCGGTTTGGGGGGAAAACCCGACGACGACGCGGTGGTGGTCATGGCCATTACACCACCAGCCAGTTCAGTCGCCGCTCTGAACTACCTGATGGAAGAATTAATCGCATGTTTTCTCAACAACGCAAATCAGTTGCTGCACAAAATGAGTTAGACATGGAACAGTTGCAATTAGTAGCAAAAGAAATAACTACGAAGCCTGAAAATCCTAATTTTGTGATAGGTAAATTGTCACACGTGTTTTTTTATCCCAATTATGACAATTTAACTCAAGAAGACATGGAAGAAATGAACACTATAATACCCGAGAGATTTAAAGAATACGGACGTAAACTTGATCTAAAACTTAGAAAATTGCTATATTATAATTTGATAATTATAGTTATAGCGTCACTTGTTGCATCAAAAAGAGCGAAGCTAGTCTAGGAAATAATTATATATTTGTCATTTACAATATTTACAATAACAAATATTCAATGTCATTGTCATAATCTTTACGCCGAGGGGTCTAAGGGAAAGGTTCGGAGGAGGGGTTCGGAAAACCGTAGGTTTTCTGATTTAAATGGTTGGGATGAACTCCCAGTTCAGTTCCTCGCACATCTTTTTCCAGATTTCGTCCTGTTCAATGCGCTTCTCTCGGTCCTTCAGCATGGGAAAGTAGGACAGAAATTCGCGCTGGTCCAGCAGCTCGCACAGTTTGTACACCGTGTAGTAATAATTGAGGAAGTTGACGCGGTCCTGCGGACAGAATTTGGCGTACGGCCCCTGAATTTCCATGAAGAGGTTGCACAACGTTTCCTCCAGTTCGGGCGACATGACGGGCGGTTTGATGCCCAGCTTCTCCTTGATGAACGGGATGTGCTCGTAGTACTTGTTGTACCCCAGCTTCTTCAGAATCTCTTTGGCCTTTTTGTCGGTGAGTTGCGTGTGCAAATCAATTCTCTCCTTTTTGATCTGGTGCTTTATGTTTTCCAGCACGTCGGGCGGGATCTGCGTGGTCTCCTTGGCCTGGAACTGCGCCAGAATCTCCTTGAAGTGGTTGATGCGCTTGTAAGCGTAAAAACACGCCTCCTTGGGCGGTTCTTTGTAAGACGGTTTCTCGTTCTCCACCAGGTAGCTCACGTGGATGGAGCAGTGGTTGCACACCATGATGCCTTCATTTTCCACCGGGATCATTTCGCCGGCGTGGCAGTAACGGCACACGTCGGTCTGAAACACATACTTGCTGATATCAATGTAAGACGGATCCAGATTGGTCAAATACCGCTGCACGTTGTTTTTATTCATGCGCTTCAGCTCGTCTTCTTTGGATGGCTCGCCATTCACGCGAAAAAAATCATTCAGGATTTTGGTCTTGTTGTTCCCGTTGCATATCTGCTGCTTGTTTTCAAAGTAATCAAATATGATTTCGTTATTGTCCAAGTAGTAGTTTTTGCACTCCTGCTGGTGCTCGCGGATGACAGACCGCAGTTCATCAATCCGTTCCTGCAATTCAATCGCATTGATTGGATTATTTGCAAGCAGCTGTTGTTTCAAAATCCGCTTTTCTTTTATCAGTCGGGGAATGGTTTCGGACTTCAGTTTCGCAATTTTGGTTTGATGCTCTCGGTGCTTGCTGTCCAGCGTGACGATGCTCTTTTCGTCCAGCACGATTTTCTTATTCGTTTTGTGCTTGAATGAATTATTGGGGGGGGGCATGATGAATGAATGGTTATGCAATGCAAATAAAATCAAAAAGGGTGAGGATCAATAAACACAATGCAACTTATATATTTAATACATTATTTATCGTAATAGTAATCAAATTATTTGGAATTGGGTGAAATTTTTTATCAATATTGTGCATAACACATTGCAACTAAACCCCTACCTCAAAATGACAACAAGAGTTACGGATGTGGCCTACAAAATATTCGGAGGTCGTAAACGCAAGTCCTGACGCGGTGGTTTTCCCATGGAGACCATTGAGACCAACTACAACGTTCTCCGTGTCCCAGCGTAAGGTTAATCACATATTATTTATTATTTTATAATAATATTTAGGAAATCATACCGCCGGAATGACAGAGCTTCTGTGCCAATCTGCATTGTCAGAACATGAACTGGCACAAATGTCCTTTTTTTTCAAACATTTAGAACAAAAATGGAGCATAAAAAAACGCAATAATGTGTACATTTTGCACAATGTGGATGGTTCCAAATGCACGTACACCCCCGAATATTTAGAGAAAGCATTGGCGTTGGGCCACAAGGACGCCGCAGAAATGAATGAACTTAAGAGAATGCAGCTGCTCATTTTTTTGCACAATGCACTGGAGGGCGGATGGAAAATTAAGAAACAGTCGGCATCAACTTCAAATTCAAATTCATCTGCATTTGGGTTTGGGTACGTGTTTGTCAAGAAACACAATGGGCAATATAAAATGTATGAAGATGATGAATATTTGACCCATTTCATGAAAAATAACCTTAGTTTGGAGTGACATGCACGGTGCACCACGGCACACGTGTGAATGTATTAAACTAATCAATGTGCAAATGGCAATGGCAAAATGCGCAATTTAAGTTTAATTCATTTGTTTTCCCAATTTTTTTTTCTTTAGGCATATTATAACCACAACAACAACAAAATGGGAGGAGGATTAATGCAACTTGTCGCCTATGGCGCCCAAGACGTTTACTTGACTGGTAACCCCCAGATTACCTTCTGGAAGGTGTCCTACAAACGCCACACCAACTTTGCCATGGAGTCCATTGAGCAGACTTTTAACGGCCAGGCTGACTTCGGTCGCCGTGTCACTTGCACCATTTCCCGCAACGGTGATTTGGCTTACCGCACCTACCTGCAGGTCACTCTCCCCGAGATCAACCAGCAGATGAAGGGCTCATCTCAGGACGGTGTTTATGCCCGTTGGCTTGACTTCCCCGGTGAGCAGATCGTCTCTCAGGTGGAGGTTGAGATCGGTGGCCAGCGCATTGATCGCCAGTACGGTGATTGGATGCACATCTGGAATCAGCTCACCCTGACCGTGGACCAGCGCAACGGCTACTTTGCCATGATCGGCAACACCACCCAGCTCACTTACATTACCGACCCCTCTTTTAATGATGTTGATGGCCCCTGCCAGGCCACCGCCCCTCGCCAGGTTTGCGCTCCCCGCAACGCCCTCCCCGAGACCACCCTCTATGTTCCCTTCCAGTTCTGGTACTGCCGCAACCCCGGCCTTGCCCTCCCCCTCATCGCCCTCCAGTACCACGAGGTCAAGATCAACCTGGACATCCGTCCCATTGACGAGTGCTTGTGGGCGGTTGGCTCCCTCCAGTGCGCCACTTCCGCCAAGGGCGGCAAGGTCGTCACCGCGTACAACCAGTCCCTCGTTGCCGCCTCCCTCTACGTTGACTACGTCTTCCTGGACACCGACGAGCGCAGGCGCATGGCCCAGAACCCCCACGAGTACCTCATCGAGCAGCTCCAGTTCACCGGTGACGAGTCCGTCGGTTCCTCCTCCAACAAGATCAAGCTCAACTTCAACCACCCCGTGAAGGAGCTCATCTGGATCGTCCAGCCCGACAGCAACGTTGACTACTGCTCCTCCCTGGAGTGCGGTCAGCTGCTCTACAACCTCCTCGGTGCCCAGCCCTTCAACTACACCGATGCCGTGGATGCCCTTCCCAACGCCATCCACGCCTTCGGCGGCAAGGAGGCCACCGCCCTCACCTCCCAGTCCTTCATCAACGACAACATGTTCAACGATGCTGGTGCGGTTGA